CACCTAAGGTTGATTGGGATGGACTCAAGGCACATCAAGCAAGAAAGTCCAATGGGTACAAACTTTTTGGTAAATACTATGAAGGACTTTGGGATTAATTATGAATGTAAATGAATTAGCTGATGCACTTAAAAACATGGAAAGTGGATGGTTTGATGATTTAACTTTAAAAGAAGCAGCCACTATGTTACGCAAACAAGCAGAAGAAATAGAATACTGGAAAGAAAAGTTTAACAAGGCTATGGAGATACAAGAAAAATGATACCGTATGTTGGTTATATTCAAGCCAAGAAGTCGTTGGCATTGGCAAAAGAAACAATTAAGATGATGGGTGATTCTACCAACTATATGTTAGAAGCACAAAAAGATATGCTTGAATTGGAAGTGGAACATTTCCGTGAAACTTCAAAAAAGTTTACCATCTTTCTATTGACTTTGGCAGTATTCTGTGTTAGCCTGTATTATCTGTATATAAAAGGAATTATTAATGTTTAAAAACGTGAGTGAATTTTTTAAGAAACACTATGTTATTCTTATTGGTTTAGTATTGATTGGTTTTGTTGGTTATAATCAATTCATGTCGATGACCAATCCACCAGAGTTACAACAATTCAAAGGTGGTATTCAAAATCATTTGGTTTGGAATAATAAAGGCGAATGCTATTTTGTTCGGCCACATACCAATGTAACTACCTATTTAATTCGGGTTGAAGATTGTGATAAAGGAAACAAGTGAAAACTAATAAAGATTTTAATTTAAGTAAAGAATCAAAACGTATTCTTTCTGGATTGTCAAGCGACAAGCGTGGACATTGGAAGGGTATGATGATTGAAGCAGAGGTTTCAGAGAAACGTGCCAAGTTGGCCAAGTTAACTAATAAGAATGATAAGGGAGAAGCATAATGAGTTTATTTGTGGAAGTTGATTCAATCGATAAAGGTTGTAAAGTAATTATTAATTTAGATGAGGTGCTTGAAATTGCTCCTTTGGCTGCAGGTGGTTGTGTATTATTCTTTGCTGATCAATCATCACCCGGCGGCAAAACATCATACAAAGTAAAAGATTCGTATGACCAATTCAAACAGTTTGCTATGCAGACAGTTTCAGCAGAAGATATTGCTGCACGATTCCCAACCAAAAAATCAAATAAACCTGTTGAGTTGGATATTCCTAAACTCTAATGAATGATGTTCTCATTACCACATTCGGGTGGATTCGTGACGATTGGCAATCTCATAAACTTAGGTTTAGTATTGAGTTGCTTGCTTGGGCTATTAGTATTGGTTGCTCTATTACTATGGCACTTACCGTTCCGAATCCACCTCTTTTGGTATTGTATCCTATTTGGATTAGTGGTTGTGCTATGTACACTTGGGCTGCTTACACTCGTAAATCTTTTGGCATGTTGGCTAACTATATTTTGTTAGTCACTATTGATACCGTTGGTTTAATAAGGATGTGGATGTGAATATTTTTTATCTCGATAAAAACCCTCAGCGATGTGCGCAGATGCATGTCGATAAACATTGCGTGAAAATGATTTTAGAATATGCTCAACTTCTTTCTACTGCTCATCGTATTCTTGATGGCCATCAATCTATTGGCCTCAGTAAAACTGGTCGAAAACAAACTCGATATGTTCTTTCTGATGATCGTGAATCTATTTTGTATTCTGCTACTCATATCAATCATCCTTCCGCAGTATGGTGTAGACAATCTATTGCCAACTATATTTGGCTGGCCGAACTTCTAGAAGAATGTTGTAAAGAATATTCTTATCGATATGGTAAAATTCACAAAGTTGAATCTAGTGGTTTGATGCAAATTTTAAAAAATGTTTTACCAATCAATATGTCAGATAAACCATTTACTGAACCTACACCCGCCATGCCTGATGAATGTAAAGTTCCAGGTGATGCCTTACAGTCATATCGCAACTATTATGTAATGAATAAAAGTCACCTGTGGTCATGGAAAGGCAAGATAAATAAAAGAAGTGAACCAAATTGGTTTATCAAAATGGTTGAACCACTATCTTATGGATTCCAATAATGCCAAGTTATGATTTTTTAAATAAAGAAACGGGTGAACGAGAAGAACACCGAATGAGTTATACTGTGCTAGAACAGTTCAAACTAGACAATCCACAATTAGAATTACATATATTTGCCGAAAACCTACCTATCATGTCTGATGGTGGTCGTATGTCAGTACCGGGTGTCGGTCAACCTCATGCAGCTTTTGAACATGGTGTAATTGAACGAATGAAAGCAACAATCCCTGGAAATACGATGGGCGGTCATAAAACAAAACGACCTAGGGAGTGGTAATCTATTTTTAACTTAACTTGAGGCTTCAATGGTAACTAAAAGAAAAACAACAGAAACCCAATTTCATCCACACGATAAAGAACCGAAAGAACTAAAACCAACACAGTCCTTAAAAGTAAGAATAGACGATTTAAAAACATTTCAACCTTTAACCGAGAATCAAAAGCTTTTCTTTGACGCCTACAAACAAGGTGATTATTTTGTAGCATTACATGGTGTTGCTGGTACAGGTAAAACCTTCTGCGCCTTATATAAAGCATTAGAAGAAGTATTGGATAAATCCAATCCTTTTAATAAGATTATTATTGTTAGATCAGCTGTCCAGTCAAGAGAGATTGGCCATTTACCTGGCGATGTTAATGAAAAAATGGAAATCTTTCAACAACCTTACCAACAAATTTGCCACACACTATTTGATAGGAAAGATGCTTATCAAAGGTTGTGTGAACAAGGATACATTGAATTTATATCTACATCATTTATTCGTGGTATGTCATTTGATGATGCCATTATCATTGTAGATGAGATGCAGAACCTGACCTTTGAGGAAATCGATACGGTGATGACACGGGTTGGTTATAGGTCTAAGATTCTATGGTGTGGTGACTACCGCCAGACCGATTTAAATAAACGTAAGAATGATATGAGTGGTATTCTTAAATTTTTTGATATTGCCATGCACATGAATGCATTTACAAAGATTGAGTTTACGGCTGATGATATTGTGAGGTCGAGCTTGGTTAAAGAATATATTCTGGCCAAACTAAAAATTGAAGATACAGAATAGATAATCTAACATATAAATAGGTGGATATTTTCAATAGGAATACAGTAAAATGGCACTTCCCACCTCTGGTAGTATTTCTGCTTCACAAATCAATACCGAATTAGGAAGATCATCCTCACAACAATTTAGTTGGAATGATGCAACTTACCAAAAATTGGTTATGGAAACAGGACCTATTAAGTTAGGTTCAGCCTTGAGTTGTGCATATGTTCGTAGTGCTGCCAACATGGATTTGTATTCGACAATAGGATCACCACCTTCCGTTACAACATATCGTATTTTATTCGATTCCGATGTTACTATTGGTGGTACATATGGTAACAACGCACTCAATGTAGGACAATTCCCAGCAGGTTCAACCGTTTATATCAATAATTATGGTAATATATTGGGTTATGGTGGAGCTGGTGGTGGATGGTATAGTGGTGGTGGTCAAGGTGGCACAGCAATTAATGCTGCCTATGATAGTGAAACTGTTATAATTAATAATTATGGTTTAATATATGGCGGCGGTGGTGGTGGTGGATCAGGTGGTATTGGAGGTGCTGGTGGTGCTGGAGGTACAGGATATTATGTTGCAGGCCAAGAAGTTTATGATCCAGGAAATGGATACTATGTACACCAATCGTTAGATAAAGGCGGTGGCCAAGTTGGATATAATATGTATTGGGCTGGCACGGATGTAACAGGTAATGGTGGATACTATCAAGGTGGATACCAAGGCGCTGAGTATGCTACAGGTAAATATGGTGGATGGACATCTGGTAACAATTGGAACATTGGCCAATATTATAACGTATATACCGGTGGCGGCGGTGGCGGCGGTGGTGGTGCCGGTGGTGGCGGTGGCCGTGGATATGGATATGATGGCGCCAACTCCGGAGGAGCTGGAGGTAATCCAGGTGCTGGTGGAGGAGGAGGCGACACAAATGCGGGTACAGGAGGCTCTGGAGGATACGGAGGCACAGGCGGTACCGGTGGAGGTTGGGGCGCCAACGGAAATACAGGTGACACGGGCGCTACAGGAAATCCTGGCGGTAACGGCAATTGGTCTGGTGGTGGTGGTGGTTCTGCCGGTGGCGGTGGTGCCGGTGGTGGCGGTGCAGGATTATATCTATATAAAGCAGGAAGAAATGTAACACTCAACAATTACGGAGGCCTCGCAGGAGGATTAGCATGAGTACTTTTAAATATACAATTACTGAATATAATCAAGATTTAAAAACACTTAAAGTTGATTATGATGATGGTTCGTGGGCTCAAATTCAATTGAGGGAACCATTGCCAACAACAAAACAAGACCTTGATGATATTGTAAAACAATATACTGCCTCAAAAGAAGTTATGGAAGCCAGAAATAACACCGCCAATTTAGATTTTATTACAGATTTAATTGGACAAGAAACAACTGCTGAACGAAAAAGTATGGCAACACCACTAACCGTTAATGTAGACAATTCTAATCCTAACGAAGTCATATTATGATTTTAGCAAGTACCAAAACTTCACCTAATTTTAGTTTTGGTGGAGGAATAATGTCTCCAGGGGAAAGAATTGAATGTTCAATGTCCTCTGATGGAGAATTTAATCAATTAATTTATTTACTTGATGGTACACAAGCAATTTGTACTCCACTCGATCCTAATTCTTCATTAGGTCCAAAAATTTTAAATCCAGGTTTAAACGATTTGTCGGAGTACATGAATGTTCCTGTTGAATTTAAAAATATTCATGCCGGTTCAGATTTGGATGTAGGATCAAAATATTTGGCAATTAAACCTAGGCCAATGACCGATAGATACACGATGTCAGTAATTGAAAATAATCAAACTATCGTAGGAAATTCTAAGAAACGATATATTATTTCTTTTGCTTCAACCGTAACCGTAAACAATTCAACAACTATTGGTGCATTAAGTTACGCCACGCTTCGTGATGGTTTCTCAGCGACAATTACTTTCAGACCAGGGGAGCTAGCATTTTTACTTGAAAAGGTTTAGTTATGGTAATACATAGAATATTAGATGCGAAAAGATTTATTGCTTGTCATGGATATGCTTCAGATAATGAAAAGATAGTTGCACCAAATACATTCTCTGGTGGGTTTGGCCAAATCATGTATATTATGACGGGTTCGGCCACAATTTCTCCTACTAATCCAGATTCAAATATATCAACAAAAACATTTCATGTTGGCATTAACGACATTACGGAATACTATGGTACTCCTTGTACCTATACAGCAGGTCCTAATGGTGGAACTTGGATATGTATTAATCCTATTCCTATGAACGCTAGATATAAGATGACTGAATTGGTTGATGGCCAAGTGATTACTGGAGATTTAACCGAAAGAACCATAATGTGTTTTTCTGGATCAATTCAAGCAAACGGTAAAGAAATTCAAAATATGAATTATGCTAGAATTTTTAGTGGAACTGTGGTAACAGTTTTGGTACCAGAAACCTCAATAGCAGTATTATTGGAAAGAATTCCAAGTGCTGATGTTGAAATTCTGCCAGAATCACCTCCAAATACGGTACCTCTACTTTATCAAGATGTGTCTACAAGGCAATTATAGCTTGACATATATAATTAAAACTGATATAATATATAAACATGAAAACTCGTCCATTAAAAAACTATAGTGCATCTGTAGGCTTAGAAGCTTATGATGTAGACTACAACAATACAGAAGAAGTTTTGGCACTAGGCAAACTTGTTTCTGAGCAATGTATTGTTGCCGTTAATCAAAAAATTACCACACAACAATTACTTGAAACCATGACTACATGGGGTTCACCTAGTCAAGCTTTGATTCATAGTTATGTCGTACAACGAAAATTGACAGGTCGTCATTGGAGAGAAATCCTATTGAATTTAGGATATATTACTGATGATATTAAAGACATGGCTTCAGCCGTAAGTATGGTGAGTTACAAAAAAGGTGAAAAGAATAGACCAAAAGGAATTTTCGCCAACGGTGAATTGGATTGGCATAGTGATCAATGTGCATTTGATGATGCGCCAAGAATCATTGGACTACAAAGTGTTTCTGATACAGTAAATAGTGCCACACAATATCTTTGCACACACGATGCATATGAATCTCTGAGTTCGGATATGAAAAGTATGGTCAAAGAATTGGTATGTAAACATAAATGGCGTGACAATGTTATGGCACCAGGTTTGAATGAAGTGCAAACATTAATCATCCATTATAATATGGTACCGCTTGACGGAATGGAAACAAAACTGTATGCTGAATCTGTCACAGGATTATCCGGCATTAAATTTCCAAGTCATAGTTTTGATGGTTTCGTGGGTATGTCTATGGAAGAAAGTGAACGTGTTTTGAAAGAACTCAAAACAGTAATATATCAAGATAAGTATGTTCACACACAAAACTGGCAAGATGGTCAAATTGTTTTTATGGATCAAGAAATCACACTACACAAACGACCAACGAATGTTTTAGATGGTGATAAACGAACAATGGCTAGAGCAATTACATATTGGGATAAATTATATCCAAATAAACAAATTTCAAAAACTGTTAGAGTTGATGGTGTCGAATATTCACTTGATGATTTTTGTAATCTAGTTGATGAAGATAGAAAAAAAAGATTTGAAATACAAGGCATTTAATATATCATGAAAAAAATTCTTATTATGGGTTTACCTGGTTCAGGTAAAACTTACATGGCCGAGGCGTTAAAAAAATATCTAGAAACTTATGGTGAGATATCTTATGAAAGAGCATATTCGCTGCCGTTAAATACTAACTGTCAAGTAACTTGGTTTAATGCTGATGAGATTCGTAAAAAATATAATGATTGGGATTTTTCAGATGCTGGTCGCATTCGTCAATCATTAAGAATGGCTCAATTTGCTTTAGAATCTGGTGGTGAGTATGTAATATGTGATTTTGTAGCACCTTTAGTTGAAATGAGAAACAATTTCAAAGCCGACTGGATTATTTGGATGGACACAATAGACAAAGGTCGTTTCGAAGATACCAATAAAGCTTTTATTCCACCAGAAGTATATGACTTTCGTATCACCGAACAAAACGCTGAGAAATGGTCTGAGTTTATTGGTAACCACATCATAGAAAATCGTAGACGACCAAGATTTGATTGGCAAAAAGAAACAGTACAAATGTTAGGTCGTTGGCAACCATGGCATCAAGGTCATAGAGCTTTGTTTGAAAGAGCTATTGCCAAAACAGGCCAAGTTGTGATACAAATAAGGGACTGTCAAGGTTGGCAAGGAAGTAATCCTTTTGCTATAGAACAAGTTAAATCTTTTATTCGTAGAGACCTAGATCCTTTATATCAGGGTCAATACGAAATACAAGTAGTACCTAACATTGTAAACATTACATATGGTCGTGATGTGGGTTATAAAATTGAAAAAGAAGAATTTGATGATGCAACAACAAATATTAGTGCAACAAAAATTAGAAAAGAAATGGGACTTAAATAGTGTTTAACTTTTGTCCTCCTAAAGTCCTTGCTGACTTAAAATCTGAAACATTTCCTGATGGTAAAAGATATTATACACTAGAAGATGGTACCAAACTACCTTCTGTGACTACTGTGCTTGGTGCGCAGAAGAAACAGGGTATCATGGAGTGGCGTAAACGAGTTGGTGAAGTAGAAGCAAATCGAATCAGTAAACAAGCAACTGGCCGTGGTACTAATGTTCACACATTATGTGAACGATATTTGAATAATGATTCATTGGGTGATATTATGCCTGATGCGAAAGAAATGTTTATCTCATTAAAGCCGTTACTCAATCGTATTAATAACATACACTATCAAGAATGTGCATTGTGGTCTAAACAGTTAGAAATGGCGGGTAGGGTCGATTGTATTGGTGAGTTTGATGGCAAGTTATCAGTAATTGATTTTAAAACTTCCAAAAAAATTAAACATATTTCTCATATTGAAGATTATTTTTGGCAAACATCTGCGTATGCTCTAATGTATGAGGAAATGATTGGTCAACCTATTGACAATTTAATAATTATTATGGCAGTAGAAAATGAACAACCATTATTATTTCAACAAAAAACATCCGATCATATTAATGGTCTAGTTAAAGCAATTAAATTTTATAAAGAAACATTATGAAACATCAAAGTTATACTTTAAATGATGGTAAAAAAATCGATGTATTTGATGATGTTTTTTCACTCCAGACCAGAACCGATATATTCAATTATTGTATCAATTCAAATTTCAAAATAGGATGGGGAGATTCTCCTTTACCAGAAAGAAAACCTCACGATCAGTTTGTACACTCACAATATACTAAAAAAGATTTAGAAACAATTAAAATATTTGACTGTTTAAAACATAAAGAAATTTCTGATACACTTAATGGTTGTGTCGATGTGATGTCAATATTAAATTTATCTGTACCAAGTGATGTCAACCATATACATACACACAAAGAAAAAAAAGTTTTATTGTATTATGTGAATTTAGAATGGAATCAAGGATTCCATGGTGAAACATTATTTTATACCGAAGATTTGGAAAGTATACAATTTGCTTCTCCATATACACCAGGAAGAATTATGGTATTTGATGCAAATATACCACATACTATTCGTCCACAGTCGATTATAGCACCCCAATACAGGTTCTCACTAAGTATTTTCTTTAATAATAAGTAATTATAACCAAAATAAGATTTCCTGTTTAGATTAAAACGGGTGGTGGGTCGGACTTTAATGGAGAAATGAAAATGAAGAAATTATTACTGTTGTTGTTATTACCAGTTAGTGTATTTGCATCAAATTGTCCAGAATTATATAATGGCAAACCGATTGAGATAAAAGGTACAGTAGAATTGTGCAATACTTTTTTTGTTTCGTTATACGATAAACAAAATCAAAGAGTAATTGTAGTTGCTGAACATCTAAAGCCAAATAAAATTACAGTACCACGCAAAGATGCTTTCCGTGCTGATGATAGAATTGGACCTAAACCTAATCCAACACAATATGCCAGCACCGGTTACGACAAAGGTCATATGGCGCCCGCAGGAGATGCATCCAGCATTGCGGAGATGTACGAAACCTTTCTGATGACTAACATGACACCACAGAAACCAACACTTAACCGAGAGGCGTGGAGAATGTTGGAAGAACATACCAGAACATTACTCTCACAATCTAAATCCAATATGTATGTGGTAAATATTGCAGTATATAATGACAACAATAAAATGAATGGCATACCAATACCAACTGGTTATTGGAAAATTGTTACGGTAGATAGTACAACAAAATATTATTATGCTGATAATATCGATAAAGGACCTGTTGTGGAGAAGAAACCAGTACCAATTGCATCATTATTACCACAATAAGGTTGACAAATCGACAGGTAACCTATATAATAGATACATACATTAAATATTAAAAGGACTTTACTTATAAAACTACAACTCTGGATCTGATGCAATAAGGATCCTGCCAATTCGCCGGTGACGCTCACCGAATGTTTAACACTCCAAACTAAAATCAAATTCGCCAATGGAGACCAAGACCAAATTATCGGTCGTAATCAAAAAAAGGAGATATGATGTTTTCTATCAATATCAAGAAGTACAAATCATTATTAATTATATTAGGTGCTCTAATAGCTTGTTACACTGCGCCTACAATCTCGGCTGAAATCACTAATGCGGTTTCACATAAACAAATTAGTGCCGATATGCAAAAGCAAGTTGATTGCTTGGCTAAAAACATTTATTATGAAGCAGGCCACGAATCATATGAAGGCAAACTGGCAGTAGCACAAGTTACTTTGAATCGTGTAAACAATCCAAAATATCCAAAAGATATTTGTTCTGTTGTTTACCAAAAAACCACCGATGAAAATTTAAGAACCGTATGTCAATTCTCATGGACCTGTATGGTAAAAGAATTGGTAGTCAAAGATAAGTATGCGTGGGAAGAATCTCAAATAGTTGCCAAACGTGCCTTGACAGAACCAGTCCTACATGATACAATAGCACAAACAAACGCATTGTATTACCATGCAGTTTATGTAAATCCTGGTTGGAATAAAACCAAGGTAGTTAAACAAATAGGTAATCATATATTTTATAGTAAGATTTAATATGGCAAGTCGTGACGAAATAAAAGATTTTAGTATGTTGGTTGAAAAACTGGCGACAGATGAACGTCTAACATTAATGGATGCCATCTGTCACCATTGTAAAGAAACTGGACTTGAAATTGAAGTGGCAGCTACTATGATATCTTCTGCTCTCAAGGCAAAGATTCGTGAAGAAGCACAAGAATTAAACTTATTGAAAAAGAGTTCAAAACTACCTATATGACAGAAAATACAGGCTTTGCATCATTTGCCTTGTACAACAGTTTAAAGTTACATTTTACCTCTGATAGTTATGATTACTTTAAATACAATGGCAAGACCAATGTATCACAAGATTCGTTCCTCAAACGAAAAGACAAGTATACATTCTATAAACTTTCTCGTAAATACCAATTAGAAGAATTGCGTAATTTTTTTGTTGCCAATTTTTTAGAAGGTGATAAATGGGTGGGTGATATGAACACGGCTGATGGTGAACAGGTGTATACCAAGTGGCAGAAAACCCAACAAAGCTTGACCTATACTTTTGAAAATGATATAATCTACCTGTTCGACAAATACAAACCAGGTGAAATATTTAAGACATCTGGTAATTATCCAAACTTGTTAAATGAATTGATGGAAAATAACATTCATATTGAAACATTAGTTTATATGAATATGATAATGGGATTCTTACCTGTTTGGAAAAAAGAAATAGATGATGATATCATATGGCCAAATTGGGAAATAAAATTAAGAAAGTATCAGCCATTCATATTTGATGAAAATAAAATACAGAAGTTTGAAGATATATTGAGAGAAAAGATTAAAGATGCAAAAACCAAAAATTAGTATGATTTACTTGGACATGGATGGAGTAATTGCTGATTTCACTAAACGATACAAAGAACTCTATCGCATGGAACCAAGAGAAGCAGAAAAAAGTAAACAGTTTGATAAATTCTTTGATGAGTTTATTGCTACAGGACAATTTGCTAAATTAGATTTAATGCCTGATGCTATGGATGGTTTAACATTTCTGCGTAAACATTTAACCATACCCACACAGATTTTATCCTCTACTGCCAATGAAGCAAGATATGAAGATATCTCCAATCAAAAATTGATTTGGTTACAAATTCATGGTATCACATTTAGTGCTAATTTTGTACCAGGAAAAAGGTACAAGTATAAGTTTGCTGGTCCTGATAAAATTATTATTGATGATACTGAATCGGTTATCAATGATTGGAAAGCCGCAGGCGGTATTGGTATTCTACACAAAGATTGGCCATCCACATTGGCAATATTGCGCCAATATGTTTGACAAACGCCTAAATAAATGATATACTAGTAGTTGATTATGAGAAGTAATTTGAAAGTAGTTTATATTCCGTTAATATTCCGTTTATACGAAAGGAAGTACCCATGA